TTCAGCCCCATTTTCTGAATAACGCGTTCCAAAAAATCACCTCCTTGGTGGTCACATATTCGCTCTAAAAGCCTGATTTATCAAGCGATTGTGCGAAAAATGCTATCCAAAGACAGGCCGTACTTTTTGGTCATAATTGTATCGATTTCGGCGTACTCGCTCTCGGTGATGATGCCCTGGTGGAGCATACCTCTGGCGAGGCTCATTGCCGCTTTGTACGCAGCCAAATTGCGGAAGAACTCCTCGGACACGTCTACACCTCCTTCCGCCGCGCCTCGGCGTAACAGGCGCGGGAGCAGTATTTCCGATGGTCATTGCCATAGCTGTCAAAGGGTTGACCGCAGTGGACACAAGTGAAGTGATAGATGGCCTTTCGGTTGACCGACTCTGGATGGTTGTTCCACCAGGCCATGCGGCAGGTGTCCGAACAGAACTTTTTCTCCTTATAGTGAGGAGTGCGCACCAGCTTGGCTCCACATTGGAGGCACAGCTTTTCCTCGCCGTTCGGATTTCTCCGGCAGACCGACTTGACCGTATTCAGCGAGTAGCCGGTGAGGGCAGCAATCCGCTTATAGCCCAGCCCCTGTTCCCGATACTGTAAAATTTCCTTTGATTTTTCTGTCGCCATAAACATTACCTCCTCACAGGTAGGCCACAGTAAATGAAAATTCGGACGGTTCCGGCGCAAAAAATCAAGCCCACCGAGGGAAACCTCCCCCGATGGGCTGCAAAATGAGCGAAAGCAATAACCAGCAGGACACAACTATCCCGCTGGTTATTGGCAATCGTCTCCATTATGGGTCTGTTGACAAAGTCCAGTTTTGAAAAAATGAAAAGACTTTTGTGCTCTGTTTGTGCCTGTATTGCAGCAATATATCAAATTTTCACAACTTTATGGGCAAGTATTTTTAAAGAAGTGACTTTGTCAACAGACCCCATTATGTGATAAAGTGGTCGTGATACCGCTTGAGCATGACGCAGAACTGCTCCCTGGTCAGCGGAGATCGGAGCATAAGGTCGCCAGCCGCATCCCCTAACAGCAGATCGTTCCCAGTTGCCCAGGTCACAGCCTCCCGTGACCAGTCAGCCGGGTCATTGTCGAGGTTCTTCACAGGCGCAGTGAGCGCAACCTTCACATCGGCCCGGAACCCGTCCATGGTATAGGGCAACCCAAGCTGGTTCCACAGATGCTCCGGGTCGCCGTGGTTGGAGGCGATACCCTTGGCGTGGCCCTCTTCGTGAGAGAGGATCACGCCATCCCCCAGCGGGTCGAGGGAGAACTTCTGGCAGAGCATGGCAAATAGCTCCACTGCCGCCTGGTAGGTACGCTTCGCCACAGCCTGCGCCGCAGCGAGGTCGGAGCAGGTGAAGGTAGACCCGCCAGTGTACTTGATGCAGGCCGGTTCGCAGAGTTCCACCCCAATGTGAGTGTTGTTACCACTGGCTCCGCAGTGCCAGCCCCGGTGATCCCAGGGGAGCGTCTGGTAAACAGTTCCATCATTGCCGTCAATGAAAGCGTGAACGCAGGCACTCTTGAAATCACTGCGGTTCCAATTCTGGATAAACACGGATGCTTTCGGTTGGGGGCATCCCACCGAATGGAGCATGAGGCCCTTGACAGCGATCTTCCTGCCTGCGGTATAGCAGGGATTCCTGGTCAGAAAGGATTCCACCAATTTCATTCCCCGTCACCGCCGTTCTCCGCCCGGTCATGAATCTGCGCCAGAACATCCTTCAGTTTCTTGGGGATGGGCAGGCCCAGGTGGGCGGCGTTTTCCAGAAGAGACACACCCTCGTTGGAAAGGTAGAAAAAAATCACCGCCGTGCGCAGGACGCTCCCGGAACCAATGACCTGTGCATCCAGAATGTTTGCAGCACCTACCAGAATGAAGAGCAGCACCTTCCGGCAGATGCCCCGGAAGCCCACCTCGCTGGACAGCGCCCTATCGCTGACAGCACACATGACCCCGGTGATGTAGTCCACCGCAGTGAACACCACCAGGGCGATGAGCAGGCCGTCACAGCCGCCCAGGAAATAGCCCAGCCAGCCGCCAACAGCGGCAAAAATCAGTTGCACCATATTCCAAAACTCCTTCATAGCTTTACTCCTCCTTGAACTCCACGAAGGGAGCCATTACTTCCATGTCGTTGACGGAGAGCCGCAGGTCCTCCGTTATGGGGATCACCATAATGGGAATGTCCAGCGTGATCTCCATATCCAGCAGCTCGTCCAGTTCGGCGATCACCACCTCCTCCTGACCATCCTCGAAGGTGTAGTCACCGTTTCCGTCCGGGGTGCCGTATTTGTCAAAAATCTTCTGCCTCTGCTGGGAAAAGAAATCCGCCTCCTTCTGGATGGCATCGATGCTCCGCTTGAGCCTGTAGGCCAGCCGCAGGCTCAAGTCCCCGGCGGACAGCTTGGACAGCGCGGGGATCGCCAGGACGATGGTGCGCATGGTCGTTTTCAAAATGATCTCCTCCTAACTGATCAGGCCGTAGCCTTTTAGTGCGTTGATGAGGTTGTTGAGGGACGTTGCCACCGTGCTGGCGGACACGCTGGAGGACGTGGAGCAGGTGCTGACGCTCTTCCTCCGAGACGCGCTCACGCCGAAAAATCCCAGGTAGGCGGAGCTGTTGCCGAGATTCAGCGTCCCGCCCTGTACCGTCAGCCCGGTGAAGTAGCCCCAGTAAAAGGGATAGCTGCTGGTGCCAATGTAGGAACCGTAGCTGGACCCGGTGTGGCTGGGGACAAGCTGCCGGGAACTGTTGTAGGTCAGGTAGTAGCTGGTACTGGTCCCGCCAGCGTACAGCCGGTAGATAGAACTGGCCTTTGCATAGCTGCTGAGGGAACTGGTCGTGGCATATCCGCTCAGGGAACTGGTCGTGGCGTAGTTGCTGGGATTGAACTGCGTCCCATTGATATACAGATTGGTGATGTAGGCATACTGCCAGGGATAGGTCGAGCTGCCCAGATAATAGCCAGTGCTGGCCTGCGGCACAAATTGCTTGCTGCTGTTCAAAGCAGCGTAAATATCCGTGCTGTAGCTCAACCGGTTGTTATACAGCCGAACGCCATCCAGCATGATGGCGTACACATACAGGAAATTCCATTTGTAGCTGCTGGAACCCAGATTCAGTTCCTCCGTCTTGGCGGGGATGATGCCGTTATAGTTGAGCGTCATGCCATAGAGGGAGCTGCTGTTGGGGGTGATGGTGACGCTGTTGGTGTAGCATCCGGCCCAGAGGTGGGTGGCATCTCCAAGGCTGTAAAGGCTGGAGGTTCCCGGCCTCATGTAGTAGGACGAGGCGTTGTGAATGGAAATTCCCTCATTGGTGTCGCCCCAGCGGTTGAAGGTGATGGTCGTACCCTTGATGAGCAGCTCCGAATATGCGCTGGTGCTTTCATTCCCACCAATATACATGGTGGCGGAGCTGGAACAGTCAATGGCAGTTTTCTTTCCCGTACTGTCATAGATTTTGGAGACCTTTAAGCTGCCGACATCGATCCGGTCGGCGGTGATCTTGCCCGTCTTGATACAGGCTCCGTCAATGGTCGTGGTCCCGCCGGACAGCCCCGCAAAGGTCACATACCCTGTGAATTTGATGTCTCCGCTGGAAAGAGTCGCCCCATCCGCCGTCAGCTTGAAAGAACTGGAAGTCTCCCCGTTGGTGACTGAGAGGCGGATGCTCTTGGCGTACTGCTCGATGGCGGAGATGTGCGTCTCGGCCCCCTCCAGCCCCTCCTCGGTAGCGGTGATACGGGTGTTGAATCCACCCACCGTCAGGCTCAGTTGGGCCACGTTCCCCTCGGCGGTCTTGATACGGGCATCGAAACCGCCCACCGTCTGCTTCAGCTCAGATACACTGCCCTCCGCCGTGGTAATGCGGGTATCGAAGCCGGAGACCGTCTGGGTCAGAGAGGACAGGCTCCCGTCCATCTTCTGGATGGTGGATTCCAACTTCCCGTTCGCGGCCCGGAACTCCTGCTTGATGCCCTCCATCCGGTCGGCGGTGGCGGCGAGGAGGTTCGGCACATAATCGCCCACCTCCACCCGGACGGTATAGCGGTAGAACGGGTTGTAGGTGATGGCGACGATCCGGGTGTCCACCGCCACACCCATGGGGCGGTAGGTGATGTTCACCTCGTCCCCCGCCTCCAGATCAGCCATTTTGAATAGAGAAATTTCATAGGACTGCGTATCCTCCCGGCTGTCCAGGGTAACGGAGAGGTTTGTCACATTCCTGCCGTCCATGAGGACTTTACGGACAGTGCTGCCCCGGTGTTTCCGCAGATTGATCTTGTAGCCGTCATACTCCACTTCACAGCCGCAGGTATCAATGAAGCGCATGAGGGCATTGCGGCGGTTCAGCTCCCCCTCGGTGAAGGCCACCTCCACATTGGTGGTGGCCTCGCACACACCGACAGAAAACGGCGTACCGGAGAGCAGCCTGTTCAAGCCACCCAGGGGCGTTCCCTCATAAACGAAGGTGACCAGGTTGTACTGCTCGTCATTGAGCAGATAAGAGATGTGTTCGCACTGGGCTGTGGTGATTGGCAGGCCGTTGGAGAGCTGCCTTGCCACCCGGACGATGCTGTATATCTGACCATCCAGATGTGCTGTCATGCCGGGGAGCAGCTTCTGGGAGCGGGATGCCAGGACGGAGAAGTCCAGCGTCCTCTCACCGGAGAGCCGGTCAACCAGGGACGCAGAGAGGACGCTGGAAAAATCGTACAACTTGGATGTACCCTGATAGATTTCGATTTGCATGAGAACCTCCTTCCTTATCCCACGCCGAGGTTCCGCACATAGACCTGGTTCTGGGACCACTGTATCTCCGCCAGAATACGGGAAAGCGTTGCGCCGTTGATTGTCAGCGGGATGGTGACATTGAACGCATGACTGCCGACAGCGGCGGCGGGAACATCTGCGATATTGGTGTCAATGTCGAAGTCGGTGGGGATGGCATTCCTCATATCTTTCTCCACATCCTTCATGGCATCCAGGAAGCCAACGCCCATGCCTGCGCCCATGTTCTCGCCAATACCGGCGAACACCGTGGACGGGGAGTGGATGCCCAGGAACCCCTTCACGCCGTCCACCAGACCACTCACCCAACCAGTCACCTTGTCCGACAGCCAGGAGATCATGGAGGAGATGCCGTCCCAAATGCCTTTGACCAGGTTGACGCCCACCTCTACGATGTCAGGGGCGGAGCCGGTGAAGGCGTCCACGATGCTGGCGACGATCTCCGGCACAGCCTTGACGATCTCCACGATGATGGTGGGCAGGTTCTCGATGAGAGCTACGAAGAGCTGCACTCCGGCCTCGATGATCTTGTCAATGTTCCCAACGAGCGCATCCACGATGCTGGAAATGATCTGTGGTATGGCGGCAATGATCGTGGTGATGATCTCCGGCAGATTTTCAATGAGCGCCACCAGCAGCTCCACACCGGCATCGATCAGTTGCGGGATACTCTCCACGATGGCGGTGAGGATGCCCTCGATGATCTGCGGGATGGCCTCCACAATGGCGGCGATGATCTCCGGCAGAGCTTCCACCAAGGAGGTCAAAAGCTGTATCCCGGCATCAATGATTTGTGGAATGGCGCCGATGAGGAACTCCACGATAGCCGTGATAATTTCCGGCAGGGCCTCTATCAGTACGGGTATGGCCTCCAGCAGCCCTTCCGCCAGCCCGGTAATGAGTTGGAGTGCGGCATCCAGCAGCAGCGGCAGATTCTCGATAAGGGTCTGTACGATCTGGGTGACGATCTCCACCACCTGTGGGATCAGCTCCGGCACCGCCTCCGCGATACCCTGGGCCAGCGACACAATGATCTGCATCCCTGCCTCTATGAGCATGGGGAACAGCTCCACCAGGGCAGCGATAAGCTGGGTGATGACCTCCGTGATGGTGGGCATCAGTTCCGGCACGGCTTCCAGGATGCCCTGGGCCAGAGCCTGGATGATGGCGGGCGCCCCAGCCAGCACCGCCTCGGCGATGGTGCTGATGAGCGTGACCACCTGGGGGATCATGGCGCTGATGCCCTCGATCATGGAGGTGACGCCGCTCTCGATCTCTTCCGCCGCATTGTCGTTTCCGGCAATCAGGTCGGAGAAGCCGTCCATAAGGCTGATGAGGCCAGGGAGCATATCGGAGGTGATGCGGTTCTTCAGTCCTCCGAAGGTGTTGTTCAATCGGCTGAGGCTGTCCTCAAAGGCAGCGCTGGCGGCCACGGCCTCGTTGCTCATGACCATCCCGTAGTCCTGGGCTTCCTTTTTCAGCGCGGCAGTATCCTCGGCAGTCATGTTCAAAACCGCCGCCATATCGACAGCGGACTTACCCAAAAGATCGGTAGCAGCGGAGGTGCGTTCCGCACCGGCACCCATCTCCTGTAAAGCGGCGATGACCACATCAAGCTGCTGCTCCTGGGAGAGACCGTTCAAGTCCTCGATGGACAACCCCACTGCGTTCAGCTTCTCAGCAGCAGACTTGGAGCCGTTGGCAGCATCCGCAATGACCCCGGAGAGGGTCTTCATCCCGGCTTGGAGGTTATCCACATTGGCCCCACTGCGCTCGAACACGTAGGCCCACTCCTGGTAGGCTTCCGCGCTGATGCCAATTTTCTGGGAGGTCTTATCGATCTTGTCCCCAGCAGAGGCCGTCTCGTTCGCCATGTCCCAGATAGCCTTCCCCGCCGCCACAGCCGCCGTACCAATTGCGGTGACGGCGGCAGCGGTGGCCTTTGCAACGGTTCCGAGGACGCTCTTGAACTTCTCGAACTTTCCCCCGGCATCCTCCGCCGCATCGCCGCTGTCCTCCAGAGCATCTGCGAATCCCTCTGTGCTGTCCCCGGCGGCGTCCATCTCATCCGTCATACCCTGGATGGCCTGCTCATTACCAGACAGTTCCCGTTCCATGCTGTTGAGCGCGGCTTCAGCATTATTCAGTTGTATCTGCCAGTTCTGCGTCCGGCGGTCGTTCTCACCGAAGGATTCGGCGGCGTTGTCCAGAGCGGCACGGAGGGTGTCGATCTTCTGCTTCTGGGCCTCGATCTCTTTGTTCAGCACCTGGTTCCGGGCAGTGAGGGCTTCTACAGAATTGTCGTTCTTATCAAACTGGGACTGCACCAGCTTCATTTCAGAGCCGAGGACCTTGAAGGACTGGTTGATCTCCGAGAGAGCCGATTTGAACTCTTTTTCGCCCTCCAGACCGATTTTCAGTCCAAAGTTATCTGCCAATCATACCGCTCCCTTTCAGAATCCGGCAGGGATGATGTCATCAATGGAAAGCTCCCGCCTAGGCTTGGCCCAGCCCATGAACTGGCGGTGGCACTCCCAAAGGTCCAGAAGCTGACCAAACGGCATCCGCCACACCTCATCCTGGGAGAGATGGAGGTGGGCGATGCCGTAATAGAGCAGCCGGGTAAACAGCTCCTCGCTGCTTACCCGGCCTGTATGTTTTTTGTATCAGGATCACTCTCCACGTTCCGCTTGGTCCCCCGGTACATGGCCTGCATGATGGCGTTCTTGCATCCGGCGAGGTCGTAGGGAGAGGTGAGCAGCTCCACCACTTCGGCGGTCAGCTCCGGGCGCGGAGAGTCAGGGTATTTGAGGTTGTGGACAAGGATGCTCTGATTCGCCAGCAGGGTGATGAGCCAGACGATCTCGTCCAGGGCCATCTCGAAGTTCTCGGACTTCATGAGCTTA